GATGTTTGTTCGGAACCATTATTCCCACCACGTATGCAGGCTCTTGGAATGGTCAAATATATTCGGGTTCGATTCCCGGGCCAAGAGTAACAATTATGGCAGATGAACCCAGAATTGTAAGAATTGAAAACCTGGCAGAGATAGAGAAACTGTCTCATAAATGCACATCAACCGACCTGCTGACAGAAATACAGGTAAGCATCGCAAAACTGGAGGCAGCAATAACGTCAATAGCAGCAGCGAGTCAGGAGCTGAACGCACGATTCGAGGAACAGATCCGGGAGTTCAGACAGTTTATGCAAACCGGCCATATATGCAAATATGCAGCACAAATTGAACTGCTGATGAACGAACGGCACAAAAAACTGGGGTCAGATTACTGGGTCGAAAAGTTCGTTGAATCAATCAGATACCTACTATTATTCGTGGCTGGCATGTTCCTGACCTTCATCTTAAAAGGTGGTTCCCTGTAAATGCCGGTTCAATTTCTGCCGGATAACTCATCTGCCTGTTACCCGTTTGCAGGAGAGATTGGAGAGGTCATCGAACGGTATTCATCCAGGGTTGTTATCAAATTACAACCAGAAGGCTTTTCACACTCTATTTTCATTCTAACGTCTCCAGATAAGATATTTCCCGTGAAGTAGGGTTTTGTCAAACAAAATAATAAGTATTATATACTTATAGTTACAACTATAGTATGTAACAACCACAAAGGAGAACTGAAGATGAGAACGTATCAAATCAAAAACCGGAAAGACAACGAATTCAAACCCTGGCTTCTGATTACCTATGAAAACGGTGAATGGTATGACCAGCGGGGATTTATGGTAAATGAGTTTGACCGGGCACAGATGTTTGGAACGTGTTGGGAAATACACGGACAGGAAATATTTTAATTCTTTTGAAGGTGGATAAAATGGTAAAATTCGATTCAAACATACACAGAATAATAACAGACTCAGATGATGTTCAGATAGGGGTAAAGATTGGAACCCTGATAAATGGGATTGTCATGTTCCAGGGGGAAGTCTGTGAGATTACATATAGGGATGTATCCCCGGTATATGGCTACAAATACGTGGGGGGATACAACTATTGGAGAGATAATAAAACCAGTAAGATGTCTTTTTCAATGCATGATGGTGAAGGGTCACTGGTTGAAATCTTAAACTAATTTTTTGTTAAACAAAATAATAAGTATTATATACTTATGAAATAAACTATAGTATGTAATAACTACAAAGGAGAGAAAAGAGATGAATGCACACACATTAAAACAAATCTGGTATGAAATTGGAATGAGTAATTGGTGGATATCACGAGCGTATGACCCAGCATTTACCATGAACATGATGCATGAAAAGAAAACCGTGGAAGAACTGTATGAACATTTCCAGCATGGAAACTGGTCTTGTGGTGATGCTCCATACTACAAAGACATCTGCTTCATAAACCAGGCATCTGAAGGTGGTTCTGAATATCTGGTAATTCGGAAAGGTATTGATTTTGAATCAATCAGTGCAGATAACTTCACCCTGGAAGAACTAAAACAATTTATTCACCAGGTTGAACGGGCAACAGATGACCAGTTAAAGAATCTGGAATATTCAAAAAACTAATTTTCAAGGTGGAATAAATGATTCAACTGGATGAAGATTTTGAAGAGTATGTGGAAAACAATATCTGCAATAATTGCAGTCAATTGGATATAGAACAGGACTGCCCATATAGATATTATCACGAATGTCCTGATGTAAAACATCATATAGAACAGACTGAAGATGAACTGAAGAGACAGGATAAAACATTTTTTGGAGTTGAATACAATGAAACAGTCAGATATTAAACAGAAAGAAAAAGTGGTCATTGCATTATACCAGTCACTCGGAAAAGACCGAATTCAAGAGTTCAGGAAGAAATGTATCCAAGATGACCCGGAGTATCAGAAATTCTTTGATGAATTCGATAAGAAATACCCAAACATTTTCGCATAGGTATTAGTATGAATAATTACATACTATACTTTCATATGCCGTGTCCAGATTGTTTATCGGATAATATCAAAAAGTCCGGGTTCGTTCAAGCGAAAACCGGAATGCAGCAACGATACGTATGCAACGATTGTGGACGCACATGGACAGGTATGGGAAGGCCGAAAACCCCGGTGGTCGGTGTCACATGCGACGAATGCCATTCCCAGGATATAGCCCGGAAAGGATGGCGGCTGACCAGACAGGGAAAGATTCAGCAGTATGTATGCCGGTCATGTGGTCATATCTTCACTCTTCAGCCGATATTAAAGAAACGGCGCCAGCAAGTTCAATAACTCTTTTTTTGTAAAACAAAATAATAAGTATTATATACTTATAGTTACAACTATAGTATGTAACAATTGCAGAGGAGAGGAAAGAAAATGGCAACATTTGAAATAGAATCACTGACCCGGAAAGCAGCAACAGAAAAGGCAAAGGGGAGAAGATATGGAAGAATCGACTATAATGGGACTGATAGATGGGTTCACTACGGAAGATTCGAGATGATTTGTGAACTTGTAAAAGAAAAATTGGATTCTGGTGAATACAGAGCATGGAGAGCAAATGTGGACGATTTTGCAGATGAAATTTATAAAAACCTCTATGGAGAGGAATAATCTTTTTTTCAAGGTGAAAACAATGACAAAAGAACAACTTATAAAAGGCGGCTATAAACTGGTTGATACCATCGGTGAATATGATATTTACGGAATTGAAGCTTGAAGAATGCAAAACGGAATTATCCGAGAGATGGGAAAGGAGGAATACAATATGAAATCGTGTCCAGCATGTGATGAAGGGATAATGCAATCTGGTATCCCCTGTTTTTACTGCAATGCAACCGGAGAAGTCACGGAAGAACAGTATAGCCGAATGTTATTCGGAGATGGAGAAATACAGGACCCTTGCACCCATGTAAGGGATTGTTCAGAATGCTGTCATCCGTTCTGTCCATACTAATTTTTTACATTTTTCGTTAAACACCTTTAAATATTTTGTAAAGCATAACTGTCTTTCAGTCTTATGTCAGAATTGCGACTTGAATATTTACCGGTATCAGAATTAATCCCATATACGAAAAACCCACGGAAAAATGATGCGGCTGTTGAACGCGTTGCAAATTTAATTAAGGAATATGGGTTCAAAATACCGATTCTGGTAGATGGGAAAAATAATAAAAATGAAATTATCGCCGGCCATACCAGATTGAAAGCAGCACTTCTTTTAGGGATAGAAAAAGTCCCGGTCATTTTTGCAGATGATTTATCCCCGGTACAAGTAAAGGCGTTTCGTATTGCTGATAACAAGTCCGGGGAGTGGGCTGAATGGGATATAGAAATGCTCAAATCAGAACTGACGGATATCCGCGACTCTGGATTTGATATTGAACTCACTGGCTTTTCAGATATGGTTCTCGATGGGTTGGATACAGGTTCTGAACCATCTTCCTTTGATGTTGATTCTTTTCTCACAGATGAAGATAAACCGCTCAAGAAACCGAAATTAATAACCTGTCCAAGATGTGGGGAACAGTTTGCACAATACGAAGGGGTAAGACTCGGAACTATATAGCCTGCCCGTCCGCAGAATCCACAGTTCTCATGGTTCAGCAATTCCTCGCAGCAGTCAATTCGAAATCAGATTCCCTGATGGGGGGTAAATTGGGAGTGAAACCATATTTAGCAGGAACTTGTAGTTTAGATATTTATTTAGCGGGGTTGAGTGGCGGTCCTAGCAATTATCTTGCCGGAACCTATGCAGAAGGAAAAGACCCGGATTCATTAAACCTTCTCTTTTCATTAGACTGGAATATGCTGGAATCATTTTATTATATCAAGCCTTGGCAGATTGATTGGATAAAGACCCGCCCTTCAAATAAATTTCTTCTGGATTCTGGGGCATTCACATTCATGAACTCAAAGAAAAAGGTTGTCAACAACCTGGATGAGTATGTCAAAAAATATGTTGATTTCATCAATAAAAACAACATCAAACAGTTTTTTGAAATGGATGTGGATGCTGTAAGACCCTTATCAACTGTAGAAAAATATCGGGATTACATAGAACAGGAGACAAAGACCCAAAGCATACCCGTCTGGCACAAATCAAGAGGGCTGGCTTATTTCGAGGATATGTGCAAGGACTATCCATATGTTGCGATTGGTGGAATTGTCACAAAGGAAATTCCAAAATCGAAGTTCGCTGTTTTTAATCATCTCATTAAAATTGCTCATCACCATGGAGCTAGGATTCACGGTCTTGGAATTGGCTCACCATCAATAATAAAAAAATATCCGTTCGACTCGGTTGACTCCTCATCCTGGAATTCATGTGCATTTGGTGGTGGTTATGTATACCAGTTTAAAGGTGGGGATATTATAAAGGTCCCATTCAACTCCTCAAAAAAATATGACCGCCATAAGGTAGTTCGCCACAATTTCACAGAATGGGTTAAATTTTCACATTATTTGGAGCATCAGCATGTTTACAGTAAAGAAGCGGTTTGAAATTGCCGGGAGTCATTCATTAAATCTCCCGTATGAATCGAAATGTCAGAATATTCATGGTCATAACTGGATTATCACTGTTGAATGTTGTTCTGACGAGTTGAACGAGTTTGGAATGGTTACTGATTTTTCAGTGATAAAGAAAGAAATCTCCGATATCCTTGACCATAAACACATCAACGACATCTTACCATTCAACCCAACAGCAGAAAATATGGCAAAGTGGATTTGTGATAGAATCCCAAACGCTGTGTCTGTAACCGTTCAGGAATCAGAAGGGAATGAGGCAACCTATGAAACTCTCTGAAGTTTTTCAATCACACCAGGGTGAAGGGTTAAACCTTGGTCAGTATTGCACGTTCATCAGGTTTTCCGGGTGTAATCTTTCATGCTCATTCTGTGATACAAAATATGCCAATGACGGATATGAAGCAACGGTTGAAGATATTCTTCCAAACCTGACTGACCATCTTGTTTTCACAGGTGGAGAACCGTTCCTCCAAGAAAATGCGATATACGATATATTAGATGTGAAAGAGCCGGAGTATTCAGAGGTTGAGACGAACGGAACTATAATTCCGAATTCACCAGATAGATTCAATCTCATAACGGTAAGCCCAAAAAATGATATCAATTATCAAGAATGGCTTGACAATCCAAACACCATCTTCAAATTCCCCGCATTATACGTTGAACCAGTTGTTGAAATTGTTGAAAGAGAAGCAATTCCAAAAGACCGGGTTTTTGTGATGCCTATTACATCTCGAAATTTTAACAATCTTGAAATTCATCAGGACTTATCAAAACAGTGTCGGGCTCATAACTTCAATTTCTCTCCACGTCTTCAAGTTCTTCTTAATTGGGGTGCTGGGTTATGAAATCGGTCATAATCGTATCAGGAGGGATGGATAGTGTCACCTTATTGCATGATATTCATTCCCGGGGAGAAGAACTATTTGCATTATCTTTTGATTACAACCAACGGCATAAAAAGGAACTTGAATATGCAAAATGGAATTGTGAAAAACTCGGAATCCCACATAAAATAATCTCGTTATCCGTTCTCAACGACATTGCACCATCAGCATTAACACGACCTGAAACACCGGTCCCAGAGGGGCAGTATGATGGTGAGAATATGAAACATACCGTGGTTCCAAACCGAAATATGATTATGCTGTCCTTAGCTGCTGCTTATGCTATTGGCATCGGGGCAACCAGGTTGTATTATGGTGCTCATTCCGGCGACCATACGATATACCCAGATTGCAGACCTGATTTCGTTGAAGCAATAAATCACACCCTATCCCTCTGTGATTGGAATCCGGTTGAACTTCATGTCCCATACCTTCACGGGAATAAAGAAACAATTCTCAAAAGAGGGTTTGAACTAGGGGTTGATTATTCAAAAACCTGGACCTGTTATAATGGAAGAGAAAAGGCGTGTGGAAAATGTGGCTCTTGTGATGAACGATTATCTGCATTTAGAGCAATCGGACAGAAAGACCCGGTGGAATATGAAGTCTGAAATATGTATCATATCATGTGGTGCAAAGAAGATTTGGAATACAAACCCAGATGCCCCAAAAACACGTGCAAAAGATGCATATATCGGACCGCTGTTTAAAAAATGTAAGGAATATGCAGACACTCTATATCCAGAATCTTGGTATATTTTATCGGATAAATATGGGTTAATTCATCCAGATACGTTGATATCAGATTATAATACACCACCATCAGCAATAGATGGGAATCGCGACTTTATTATGTTTGTATCAGCACAAGTTTCAAAATTAAAATTAAACCCGGCGATAATAGTCACAACCACTGGGCAGATACATCAATCCATTATCAAGGCTGTGTTCACAAAATCTAAAATTATTAATCCATTATCAGGGCTTGGGCAGGGGAAACGAATGCAAAAAATAAATCAGATACTCGGAGAGAAGAAATGAAATTGGAACTTCCAGACAACCTTTTCAACGAAGAAGAGATACAAAACACACCCACCAGATACCAGGGATTCTTAAATGAGTGGGCCCGAAACGACGAACTGAAATTCACGGTATTTGAAAACCCTGGCTATGACCAGCTTATCATTCTGAAAGATATTGACTTCTCATCATTATGTTCTCATCACGTTCTGCCATTTCATGGTCGTGCTCATATCGGATACCTCCCAGGGGAAAAGATATGTGGGATATCAAAACTGGCTCGAGTAGTGGACAAGTTTGCATCCCGGCCACAGATACAGGAAAAGATGACCAATGAGATAGCAGACTTCTTGGAAAATAACCTAAAGCCACGAGGCTGTATTGTAGTCATTGAAGCGGGTCACGATTGTATGAGAATCAGAGGGGTGAAGAAACCAGCATCCTGTATGATTACTTCAGCAGTAAGAGGGGAGTTCCATAGGAACCCATCACTGAAAGATGAGTTCCTGAAACTGATATCCGGGTAAAAGTTGCACACAATATACACAAAGTTGCACAATGACACCGCCACAATTTGAACGACTAAAAGGGGAAAAGGCCGAGCAATGGCAGGCGTTCAAAATATACCGCGACATGGGTTCTACACGGTCAATGCAGGAACTTGCACGAATTATGAAACGACCTGTCCGAACCATGTACCTCTGGGCAAACAAGTTCAACTGGTCAGAACGAATCAAGTCATATGAGGAATGGTCCACCAATGAGCAGGTGAAAGAAAAGGCAGAGGTAATGGCAAACGATATGGTATCCGGGTTGTCCAAAGCGGTGAACGCAGTCGGCTTTGTGCTCATGTCTGATATCAAATACAAGCAGCAGCAATGGAAGGCATACTGGCGGGATATGGATGAGAAAGGGGAATCCAAAATAAAACCTCCTGCCGGTTCCACAAACTCCCTGCTTGATTCGATGGTAAAATGGGCAACGTGCATAGAAAAAATAAAAGAGTTCACATCTGCCGACAATATAAACGAATTCGGAGCAATTGACGAACTAGTTGAAATATTAAAAAATGAGTCTGAAACTACAGAAACCGCAAGGTAAGGGAGCGAAGTTCATCCTTGCACAACCAGCCCGGATAAATATCCTCCACGGGTCTGTCCGGTCTGGAAAAACCATCTGTTCGATACTTAAGTGGATTCACCTGATAAAAAACCAGGCAACGGCAGAATGCCTGATGGTGGGAAAGACCGAACGAACCCTAATCAGAAACATCATTAACCCGATGCTCGAAATGCTCCCGCCATCTGTCATCAGTCTGAATGCAGGGAAGGGCGAACTAATTTTATACGGCAAACGGGTTTATCTGGTGGGTGCAAATGACGAACGCAGCGAAAGTAAAATCAGAGGCGCCTCCTTACAATTTTCGTACGTAGATGAAGGAACCATTATTCCAGAATCATTTATGAAAATGCTTCAAACCCGTTTATCAGAACCAGGAGCGCAATTATACATCACCACCAACCCAGACAGCCCATATCACTGGATGAAGCAGGAACTGATAGATGCAGCGGATTTGATTAAAGCAAACGTCTGGCACTTCACCCTGGATGATAATCCCTATCTGGACCCGGAATATATCGAAGCATTGAAACGGGAGTTCACCGGGTTATGGTATCAACGATACATCGAAGGATTGTGGGTATTGGCTGAGGGTGTGGTATATCCTATGTGGGATGAGGCAAAACACGTCAGACCTGCTCCGGGAGACCTGGAGAACATTATCGTATCTGTGGATTATGGTGTCACAAACCCGTCAGTATTTCTCATGGGGGGAATCCACAAACCAACCGGAAATGTGCACGTCATGAAGGAATTATATCATGATTCCTCACAGTCCGGGCAATTAACAGATAGACAACTCGGAGACCTGATGGCCGGGTTCGTGGACAAGCGGGTCAGATACATCACTGTAGACCCGTCAGCAACCAGTTTTATAGCTGAGTTACGCAGCCGGGGATATGTAGTCAGGGAAGCTGTAAACGATGTGATACCCGGTATTCAGCAGGTGTCAAGACTGTTATCATCAGAAACCTTGTTCATCGACCCGTCATGCACAAACACCATCCAGGAATTCGGGGCGTATGTCTGGGATGAGAACGCACAGAAACGGGGAGAGGATAAGCCGAAAAAGGTCAATGACCACGCGATGGATAGTTTACGCTATTTATTACAAGAATATGCTGGTATGAACCGGTCCGAGATATCCAGACCGTCACCAGGTATGGCTCATGTTCCCCGTGGTATCAGGTCAAGCCGTAGCAGACGCCCGGGTCCTGCCGGGTTCTGATACTTTCAAACTACTTATTTTATACGTTCAACATACAGATAATAAGTATTATATACTTATAAAATAAACTATAGTATGTAACACCTGCAAAGGAGAGATGAGAAACATGGCAGAAATGACGTGGCAAGAAGCGGTTGAAACCCTGAAAGACCTCCTGAATAATCCTGGTGAAGTGTTAATTTCAGACGGTGCAGAAAACTGGGAGATTGATAGCCTGATTGAACACCTCAAATACAACAACGATGAAGATGAAATCGTTGATGTTGCAGTAAATGAAGAGTCAATCACCATTATCAAACCGGATGGATACCTTGAATCAGTTCCCTTCTACAAGGTAGTGAAAAAGGATATTCTCTAATTTTTCAGGTGGTTGAGATGGTCAAAACAGAGTCCGATATTGCAGAAGAAATAATTCAGGTAATTTGTAATGTTGAATCGTTTGAAGATGCACGGGAATTCATACGGATATATATCCAATCAATGCAGAAAGCCCGCGAATCCATCAGAGACGATGTACCGGGATTAAACAGATTTGACGAAAACAAAATCCTCCGGTTAATTGGAGAAATTGATAAACGGTTTGAATAATGGTCCCAAGAAAATCCCATGTTGGAACCCCGTGTATATTTTGCGGAGAACCAACTGTTTTCGGGTCATTACAGAAATATACCGGTGGGTTCTTCCGGCAGACATTCATCTGTCATGCCTGTGGACGCCAGTATGTAGACGGTCCTGCATGCTTGTAGTCGTTCGTTCACCGTGGGTGGCAAACTGAATAAACATAGGAAATATGATGGAGAGGAATAAATGATAACAATAACAGTTGAATCCAGTAATGGCAACAGATATACCAAAACGTTCCAGGCAGACTCATTCCAGGTCTGTGATGACAAGACCGGAAGTAGACAGGGAACGGCAGGTGGTATCTATCTACCGAAAACAAGTATCGGGAAGCCCGTTGTTGCTATTGTGCTGGACGGGGAATGACTGAACTTATCGGAAATTCCGAATAGTTCAAACATTTTTTGTTCATGTGGTATTCTCATGCGAGGATACCAATTCAATTCCGGTTAAAATTTAACAGAATACTTAAAGTCGTTCAACAATATACGACAGTTTTAAATATAGACATCGAATATTACGGTATGGCATCACTCACGGTTCCGTCCCGGTCAGGAACCAGATACATCAGCAATATCAAGAATTTTGCGAAGAACGCAATCACGTTGGATACTCTATACAAATTCTCGCGGACTGCTTACGGCAAAGGGCTGTTCATAAAATTCTCTGCAATGGTCTTTTCCAAACAGCCGACCCTGGCAGTATATGACCCGAATAACGATGTGGATGAGAAAACCCAATTAATTCTCTCAAACCTGCTCAAGAGTCCGAAGTTTTCTTTATTGACTGCCGGGCAGTTCCGGTTATACGACAAATTTTTTTACGGGCCGACCATATTTAACCCGATATGGGAAAAGAACGAGTTCGGGATAATTGCACCGAAGGAATTGGTCAGACTCCCTCCTCATTCATTCGCAAAACAACCGTCAGGCCGGGAAAAATATACTGAATACCTGCCTGGAATAACCCTCGGACCAGATGGAGAAACTATCGAATGCTGGCAGACCGTGGGGTCAAACAAAGCCAAACTCCTGAACCCTGATGATATCATCATATGTCAGTCACCTATTGTGGATGGTCTGGTTGAAACACCGCTCATTGAACCTATCATCCCGTTTATTGATATGCTGATATACGGCTGGGAAACGAACGTGCAGGTGATGAAGCGTGGTGCCGCACCTATCCTGTTCATCAAAATTACAAACCCGGCTCCCGCGTGCGAAGCGAATGATTTCGTATCAGATGAGGATTATGCAAACATGATTCTCGAAAACTGGGACAAAGATACCGCGTTCTCTCTCCGGTCAAACATGGAGATTATCGAATACAAATATGAGAACACCATTAACCTGGAAATTATCGAAGCCCTGTATCAGCATATCATTTACACACTGAACCCGGCCAGCTTCTTTGACGATGACTCCACAAGACTCGGTGGGTCAGATAAAGGAAAAATTGAGCTCATGGCTGCATTTATCGGAGGTATTCAGGCAGAGATAGAACAGCAGCTCAGTGATATCATCAACCCGTTTTTCCTCTATAATTCATACGCACCAGGATACCGTGCTGAAGTGAGAATTCCCAGGATGAATGCCGGTTCCCGGGAACTTGACCTGAAAGAAGCAGAACTCGGAGCAGTTCACGGGTTCTTGACTCCGAACGAGTGCCGGGAACGTGTAGGAGCTGAGGGACTGGATGAAGAGTCATTCAAGCAGATGGTCAGTGAGTGGAGTCTCTTGAAACCTGCCACCGGTTCAACCCAGGTATCCACGGCTGCAAAGACAGCATTCCCTGATGTTGTACTGAGGAAAGACGTTCCTGATGCTGATGACCTGGCAGAGGAACTGGAAACAGACCTGCATCAGATGATAGATGAGGCAACCAGGGATATCATCAGCACAATGAGGAAAGCCCGGTCATGAGTGATCTTGATATCGCAACCGAACTGGCAATATCAGGTATTCTGTCAGAACTGGTTGACCGGATGAAAGAACGGATATCAGAAACCGTTGCACAGTCTGCGTTCTATGGCATTATCCATGCACAGCGGGAACTGAAATTACCTATCAACCCTATTGCAGCCAAACAACCCGCTCTTACCTATGCACAGAGGTATCAGGATGAACTGAACCGGGGCGGGACCACTATTAACGGAGAGTTCGTCGACTGGTTTGAAAAGTATTCTCCAAAAGAGAATGCAGATGCTATCGCTGATATCATCACCAGGGGCATGAGAGAAGGGAAACCATTAGGGAGATGGGAATACAGGGGGATGGATGGAATATACCCGTCTGATACCGTTGCTGATGATATCATGAAATATATGGGACAGCAGTATAAGTCCGGGGCTTCACGTATTGCACGAACTGAGGTTGTCAGAACATTGAACGAAAACTCATTGGACCGGTACAAGGCGTCACAGGTCACTCATGTCATGGTCAGGGATGGATGCGGGTGTGCCGTTTGTGCAGAGATAAACGGGTCCATATGGACTATAGAAGAGTCGTATCACAGGACGACTGAGCATCCAAATTGCAGGAGAAGTTTCACCCCAATATTACCTGGCTATCCATTACCGGAACAGATGGCCGCGTCACCCATGCCGGAAGATGACCCCGGCAGCAGTTATTACCAGGAGGATTAATGCCGAAAGGACAGCCACTTGACCCACAAACCAAAGCAACTATCCGAAGAATGTATGAAACCTGTTCCAAGAATAGTATCGCGAAAAAACTTGGAATAAGCCGGATAACTGTTATCAGAGTGTTGAAAAACGAATAACCATTTTGTTGATGATAACAAGATGGTTCCTATTTTTGATGAGGTCCGAATGCTGATATCTCTTTCATGATATCGTTCAGACATTCCAGGCATTCGGAATAACTGAATACATCACCCATTATTGCGACTTTATACCGGATGTAATCGAGAACATCTGCCGGGTGAATGAGAACGACATCATCAACAATGGAATAGGTGAACCAATCCTCGAACTTTCCTTCCCTGTATCGGTATTGGTAGATTTCAGTCATCGTTTCACTCGTCTCCTACTCGAACGCCACCGGTTGAATCTGGTTTTCGGTATGCTCTTGCATTCGGATGATGACACCTGAATACAGTCAGGCATTCCCAATGTGGATTCTCCCGGTCAATGTTCTGCCATACACCGTCGTGTCTCCGGTGATATTCGCAGCCTTTCACATCACAGGTTTTAACCATGTTTCGCACCATCGTCAGGCAGTTCTTTTAGAATAATGGTTACACTCTTTCCCACCCATTCACGGGGGAGATATATTCTTCCACAGTTTGGACCAGGACCCACGGTTTTATGTTTCATTTCAAACCCCGTGACAGAAAAAATTTGCATGTCCATGTTCAACAATATTAATTAGTTCTTAATTAATTTATAGTTATTTAGTAAGACAGTTACTAATATTCCGTTTAACATAATAACCCAGATATGGCAGAAACGGGTGAACCGGAGTATGAGGTGCTGTCTAACTGCACTCTGCTCATGTTGAACCGGTGGGTCAGTTGTCAGACCGGCACCTGGTATTACCCGGCAGATGTGTTTTCAAAATCCGTGGACATCTGGAATGGAACCCCTATCGTATTCGGGCAGGTTCACCCGGACCCGAAACTGTTCAAAGCCGACCCTGAAGCAGCTCTGAAGGAAGTCGGTGGAGAGATTATCGGATATATTTCAGATTCCCGGGTTGTCATCGAAGGACATCCCCGGCACGTTGCAACAATGAACATTGACCGGGTGAAGGGAAAGAAAGCCCTTGACCTGTATCATGCAGGGCGGTTTGGAATATCCGGGGCTGAATTTTTCTCACAATCTGAAGGGGTCATTACTGAGATCACCGAAGCTTCCCACGTATTAGTCTTTGAAGAGGATGGATGGACAATGCCCGCTGATTTGGGTGCTGTTGCAGCAAAGACATCTAACCAGTTTGGATTCTCGAACACTCCTGCCGTGAAAACAGCAGTAAAGACAGCCGATGACCTTGAACCATTATTCAACCGGTTCTTTGACCGGGTTAAGGGATTATTCTCTGGTTCCAGCGAGGTTCAGGCAGCGATGAAAGAACATAAACAGGAAACGTCTAAAATGAGTGAAACATCACAACCAGACTCCCAGGTTGCTGTTCTGAACCAGCAAATAGGAGTTCTGAACGAGGAAAAGGCCAAACTTCAGGCCCAGTATGAACAGCTCAATGCTGAATATACTGCTCTGAAGGAACAGGCCGAAAAAACTACCGCGAAACTTGAGGAACTCTCTGCAAAGTTAGCGGAACAGGAAACCGCACAGAAAGAGGCAGCGTTCGCCGCATTTCTTGAGAAGCACGTCCCAATCGGGGAAAAGACTTCTGAAGAACAGATTGCAGGGCTGAAAACTGCATTCTTTGAGAGAGACCCGGCGCTCTTTGACAAGGTGGCCGAATGGAAGGAGAACTCCATGAAAGCATCTGCAAAGACTGGAGTAAAATATGCCGTCAAAACCGGAGAAGAGAGACATGTCAGACGATATGGCGACCTTTTCCACAGGGGGGGGTTGAAG